ACTATCCTTAGCATATTCTTCAGCATCATTTAGAAATTCAAAGACCTTATTTGTATAACCACCACCCTCATAATTTCTAGTCCACATCCAAGCCACAGGCTCTTGCTCAGTCTTCTCAGGTTGGGCGAGGAGTTTATTTATATCAATACATAACTCATTACAAGCTACTCCTTTGTATTCAAACTCATCTAAGCATCTTTGCAAAAGCTCTCTTTCTTTACTCATCATCTACTCCAATAGTTATTTGAGACTGGATTAAAAGCCGATACAGTATCACTATTCTCATTTGTCAGAGGCTGACGTTTTAAATCGAGTTCAGCTTGTGCGTAACCTCTTTTATATTCTTCTAAGCCTTGTCGTGGTGTTAAAGGCTCTTGCTTACTCAACGCAGATTTTCTTCCTGCTTCATACCCAAAATTAACCCAATCCTTTTTGAGAACTTCTAGGTCTTGCTCAGGTTGGGCGAGGAGTTCTTCTATCTCACTTGAAAGGATGGTTAACGCATAAACATCTTCTGGTTCTACCCAGCTTTTAGGGTCTAAAAACTCTAAGGCTACGCCCAGTAACTCTCTTTCTTTACTCATTTGCGTTCTCCATCAAATGTCTTAATAGTTCTAAACTGACCACATTTATTTCCTGGGCTTTCCTTGAACATATAACACCATTGATAAGTAGATTCTGCATATGAACCTAATTTGTAATAGCAATTCTTACAATCAGCATCAGGTAACTCTCTTTCTTTACTCATTCCCCACCTCCAGTTATGCCGTGTGCTTTTTCTGCAAATATAACACCTTGTTTAAACGCTTCTCTCGTAACATTAAGCATTGACTGATTACCCTCGCTTATTTGTTGTGGTGTTAAAGGCTTAGGTTGTGGTTGAAATTCTGTGTACCTCACACCATTTACATAAACATGATCGTAGTCTTTTAAAGCCCCTACTATAAGGTTCCAATTACACGCATCATCTGTAGATATAATCTTTCCTGATACCTCTCTTTCTTTAATAGGCTCAGGATGTGTTAAAAGCTCTCTAATATCAGAACCTAGCCCAAAGTCGTTTTCTACATTGCTTTTAAGAAATCTATATATCCTAACCAACAACTCTCTTTCAATGCTCATAATAATTGCCTCTAAAATCAATAAAAAGGTCACATTCCATTTGTTTCAATTCTTTCTTGAAGTCACCGTGCCACATAAAATCTTTTGTATCTACTTCAATACTTAAGTATCTGGAGCAGTTTTCTTTCTTGTCGCAGTTACTACCAAGACATCTGGCATTTTCATTCGGCAGTGGATATTTCATTTTCATAATAATCACCAATTCTAGGAACATTACTTCCAAAATATTTAATATATAAATCAAGCAGATTTATTGCATCATTCCAAGCCTTTGGAGCATCCTTAGACTCTGTTTTTATTGGTGACAATGTACCTGTTGATACTCCTGTTAATCTTGATATTTCTATTTGTGATAAACCTTCTTGCTCAAGTTTTATTATCATTATTGCCCAATCAAAATCCCTTTTCACATCTTTCTCCTTAGTTCATTGCAATATAATTCTACTTCTTTATTTTTACGCATAAACTCAACAATCTGTGCAGCCATTCCAGTTAATTTAATTGGCTTAGGTTTTTTCATAAATGCACAGGATTCTCTTGCGTAGGGTAGCCACTCCATAATTTCATCTCGGTTATATAAAACAGTTCCATCAATATAGGTTGCTATATGTTTTGGCATACAATATTTTGGTTCTTTACTAATTCTATCCAGTACAAGTGCAGTAACACCAATTAATTTCATTATCTCTTTCTTAGTAATGTTATTTTGACTTACTGTAACAACAATATTCAATTTTTTAGCTCTCTGTTTAGCTCTAACACGTTCATTGATATATTTCTTATTCTTATGGTAATACTCCAACATTCTTAGTCGTTGCTTCTCTTTCCGTTCTTCTGGTGTCGTCATTGTAACCATGCCTCCAGAGCTAATATAAATCCTGCTGCCAATAAACACCAAATTTGTATTTCTTGGTGATTGGTAAATGTATGTACTGGTTTATTTTTATAGTCTTTCATAATCTTATCCAAAAAAATGCCCTACCTAAGCAGGGCGAGTGGCTGCTTCCCTTCAGGAATTGCAAATTAAGTTATTAGCTTTCCAGTCCATTGCCTTTTGAACTAAAAGATTAATGCTGGTGTACTTTGGTGATAATGTTGCGTTCTCTAGCAATCCAAATAGCTCAGAACCGTCTGTTTCTGCGATTTGAGCGTTGATTAGTGCTTGGCAATAGTCTACAAAAGCTTGGGCTATTAAAATACCGCCAAGCGATTGATCTATACGCATATCCGTTATAATTTTATCAAATTCCTGTTCCATTAGAACTCACCTTTGTTTGGTGTTACAAAAGATGTGACGTTGCTTGGAAGCTCTAAAACTTGGTAAATTTGTTCTTCACCTTTTATATTCTTTTGAATAATAAATGCACCTGATCTGGTTTTGTGGATTACGCTAGATTTATCGTTGTTGGTGTATGTTGCGCCAATAAAACCACCTAATGTAAAAGCAGATAGGATTAATATAATTGCTGTTTTATTGTTCATGCCTTTCTCCTTGTGCTTTAAATTCTTTATTCAGTTGAGATTGAAATTCGTCATCAATACAAAAATGACGAATTGCTATTCCAACTTCTTCTCTAGAAGAAGGAACTTCAAAAACAGGAATGAATACATTGTATTCATATGTATGTCCAGTTATGTCACCAACTGCACCCACTTTCTTTTCTACGTCAAAAGAAACTTCAACCTGATACACTTCTGCATCAGATTTAAAGCCAAACGCATAAACGTCTGGTGTTTCGGTGTTTACAGCAACCGCTGTGAATCCACCACCAAACCTGGCGATTTTATCGCCTCTAATTATTGTTATTGATTTTTTCATCTCATTCCCCTTTGTATTTCTTGTTAAGTTGGGCATAGATTAAATAATTATTTATCAAATTGCAAATATTTTTTATCTTTCCAATAAATAAATGCTTCATATGCTCCAATATAACCTAAGCCAATACAGACAAAAGCTCCATTTTTCTGGGCTTCCAGCAGGTATTCTTGCTGTCCATCTTGCCATTTTGAGCGTGTATGATCCTGTCGTTTTAATTCACAGACGAACGCAACGCTTGCCGGAATAATAATATCTGGTGCGCCTTTCACCATTCCTTCTGACTTTTGTTTAGTAGCTTGGTAAAAGGTTCTTAATCCTTCATTCCTGATATGTGTTGCAATCTTTCCGTAACTGTCAGGATACTCCCTCCTTAACTTTGCAAAGAATGTTACTGCTTCAGCAGCTTCAGAAGGACATTCACCTCGAAATTCTTTATTGCCAAACACGGGTATATCATTGTGGAACTTCATCTGCTGTCCTCATTAATAAAAATATTATTATTTTTTAAAAAGAAGGAAATATAACGATTGAATCCTTTATAAGTAGTAAGACAATAATTAGATAAATCATATTTCATATCTTCTCCAAAATAATAAGGAATTTTATAGTTGTAAATATTGTGTTTATAATTATTAAACATTATTAAAGCTAATTCTTTAATTTGCGTTCTGCTCATCAGCAACCTCGTTATATCCATAAATTTTAAAGAAATCACCTTTCTTTCGATAAGTGATAGTGCTTGGTGTTGTAAAGCCATTGTCGGTAAACTTCATAAACGCATCATAACTGCTCTGCATTTTAATGGTAAACCAAACAGGGAATGATCTATATTCAGTTATAAAATCAACTCGTATGCACTCGTTTCCTGCTTTGCTTAGTGTTGGTATTGCTCGCATAGCAACAACTTTATCAGTTTGTAATAGCGTTGGGTCTTTCTTTTTCATCTGAAAGTCCGCAACTAACTTGCTGTTTGGGTCAATTAACTCACCTTTACAACTGCAACAATAACGTGCAGCAATATCATTTTCTTCTTCACAGTGTGGGCATGGTTTAAACGTCCAGCGATAAGAACATCTAACCAACTTTTTAATAGTTTTATTAAATACCTCACCAAAACATCTTCTGCCATAATGCGCTGGCATCTCTCCATATTCTGTTTCTAGTCGTATTCCTTCAAGATCAGTAAAATAACCAAAATCATCAATTTTATGACTTGCTTCATTAGGAACAGGCGCAAACTCATTATTAGCATTGCATTGTGGGCATCTAGCTTTTATTGGTTCACCAGATCCATAATCACATGATGCTTCTATCTCTGGATTAAATAAGTCACCATCAGGGCAATGTCTGCTTATATTTTCAGCATAATCTAATATCAAACAATTATCTTTATTGTTATCAATACGCAATCCTCTGCCTATTATTTGTTGAAGCAAACTAACTGACTCTGTAGCTCTTAAAATAGCTATCAAATCAACATGTGGCGCATCAAAGCCAGTGGTTAAGACTGACACATTGACTAAATATTTAAGCTCCCTAGATTTGAATTTTCGCAGTATTTGTTCACGTTCCTTCTTTGGTGTTTCTCCTGTCACTATGCAAGATAAACTTGGCGGTAAAGACTGCATAACCTCGTGAGCATGTTGCACTGTCGCAGAGAAAATCATTACACCTTGCCTATCTATTGCTTGCGACACAATATCGCCTACAATCGCACTGGTGAGCCTTCCTTGCCCATGATAAGCTCTATCAACATCTGCTTTTGCAAACTTACCCATGCTATTTAACTGCAT